TTTTTTAAAAGTTATTTTTGTTTTGTTTCGAGCATCTTTAAAACTTCAATTCCGTCATCAGTAATTAAAAACGAGACTATAGCTTGCACCGGTTCCTCTCCAAATGGTATTGTCAACAACTTCTTTTTATTTGTTCCGATGTTGAAATAGATATCCTTGTTATTGTTTTTAAGGACAAATGTACCATTAGATAAAGCCTTCGATGCAGTACTGTATAGTTTTAATTGTGGGTCGTCAATGGCCTCCATGAACTCTTCTGGGTTGCGTTTGGCATATATCAATATGTCACGCTTAATCTCATCAGATGTCATCTTGTCTACATTAGCATTTGTCATCACACGAAGCACAGATTCGGCAGCGTCCATTGCAAGCCCTTTAGCAGCTATCAATGCGTCAACCTCTTTGTTTAGATTATCAACCTCTTCTTTAGCAATTTTTTCAAAATCAAGCTCAAAAAATGTATGACCGAATCCTGGATGCATTGTTAAAAATGCCTGTAGCACTGGGTTTGTCTTTGGAACTGATAATGATCCGTCTATGAATGTCACGTGCTCTAAAATAAAGTGATCGTCCTGCTCATCAACAAACGGGCTCTTTTGGTTACGAGCATATCGTAACTCCCTGTTGACTTGCTTTACCTCGTCCCAGTATAATAATGGGCTATTTTGTGTGTGTTTTGACGCTAACATAAATGCTATTGGAGTTGCATCCCCATTTAAAACATAAGTCCTGTCTTTTAATTCCTGTTTCATTTAATTTAATTTTAAAGATTTAAAATACAGGGGCCGAAGCCCCTGCTATTGTTTAGTTTTTGAATAAGAAGAAGTTATTCGCACCGAGAACACATAATGCTCTTTCGGATAAGAAGTTAACTCTCATATAATCCGCATCGCTTGTAGCTGCACCGCCGGCACCACCTGTAATCCAAGTTTTGTAACGACGATCTTCTGTTTCGCTTGCTCTGTATCGAACGTGCAAGAATGGGCGTTTGGCGTTTTTGCCTAACACTTGATCATATACGTTTGTAGAACCTGCTGGTACAAGGACACCGTTAATTCCACCTGCTGTGATATCACCACGCAATGTAGCGTCGTTCAAATATTTCCAGTCAGTTTTGTAGAAATCATAACCTCTACGGAATCCTGTGAATCCTAAATTGATAGCCATTTCTTTATCGTTGTCGAACAAACCGTAGCTAGTACCGTTTGCACCATAACTGTTTTGAGCAGCTAACATATCGTCGATATCGAAGCTGAACTGACGATTTAAGAAGATTGCATTCTCCTGGATAGCACCTTGCTTGTCAAGACGTTGAATGATTGCATCGAAGTCCCCCAATACTTGTGGGTTACCACCTGACCATACGTTACCACGATTTTCTACTTCATAGAATAATCCTTTAGTACCTGCTGTTGTACTCTCTGCAGTTGTAGATCCTGTAGCAAAATTGGCACTTGGTGATAAATACGACAATGCCGCAGAACTGGCTGCTGCCGGTACGCCTTCTACCATAGCCATTTCAAGATAATCTTCAAAGCGAAGACGTGTCTCGTGCTCTGATTTAATGTACCACAGATAACCTGTTGCTCCATTTTCAGATGCTACTTCAACCCATCCAATTTGAGACATATCAGATCCTGATACTTGATAGTTGTCTTTAATGATAATTGGTTTATTATCAAAGAAACTGTCTTTTGCCTCAAGAGACCCTGCCATCCCGTCTGTTCCTTTTTTAAATTCAGAACCGTATACAAACATTGTTACAGTTGTTGTTGCTGGGAATGGATTAGTACTCCCTTCGTTTGTATAGTACTTAACAACTATTTTTGCCCCATCATTATCGGATACGATTGCTTTTTTTGATGTTCCGTTTGCCCCAGAGATAAACACTGTTTGGCCAACACGAAATGCACAAGATGTAATTGTAAAGTCCTGGGTCCCAGTTGTAAATGTAGATGGTACTATCCCTGTGTACTTCATGTGTAAACGACCTTGCTCTGACCATTTGATCATGTCTGAGTTAGTCGGCATCTCTGCTCCTACCATACGTAAGAATGATGCGATTGATCGATTACCATAGCGTTCAAACTCCTTTTCGTAAGTATCTGGAAGATACTGATTCAAGAAGCTGAAGTCTTTGATATAATTTGTTTCTGAGGCCACCTTTACGGGGGCCGGAGTTAACCCGTATGTGGGTGTACTCGCTAATGTTCCTGCCATTTTTTAGTTTTTTTTGTTGTTAACGAATTTTGTTGCTTTTTATTCTAAGGCTATTACCTCTTTCGTCGTCTATGGCGGTTACTTTAAATCCTTCCTTGCTTGTGACCTCAGGTGAGCGTCTCACTCCACCCATGTCTATATTCTTCATCTCTCTTGTCGAATCGGAGATGGCGTCTGCCTGCCCCTGTTCGTAGAAATGCTTTGCGAATGCGTCTGGATTCATTGCGACCGACAATGACTTATGGTAAGCAGCAGCGTCTTTAAGGAACCCTTGTTCGTTGACGTGATTCTTAATAAAGTTGTTCACGTCCATCTGGGATTGCTTAATCTTTTCTGTATCGCCCGGTTTGTAAGCCAATTCCTTGCCATTGATATTAAACTCAAAACCTTTGAATTTATCACTGAACAAGTCGTTTGTCTTTTGGACGAAATAGTCTGACTGCTTCTTACTATTCTCTTGAGAACTAGCCGCCTCTTGCATAGTTCTTTTATATTGCTCGTAAGATTCTCTCTCGTTACCAGGAACTGAGGCATCGCTTGACCCAAGCGGCACCTTGTATTGTTCCTTTTGTTGATTGAAAAACTTTAGAGCATCAGAAAGGTCTTTTTTCATTGCTATCTTCTTCTGTTTGATTTCTCTTTCGTCATCAAACTCGTCGTCATAGCTATACTTCTGGTCTATCTCGAACATAATATCGTCCGGATCAAGGTCAGGGTTATTCATAGCCATATACTCCGATAGCAATTTCTTTGGGTCCTCCTTTTCAAAGTCTCTGTTAACCTTAACAAAGTCATCGATCCCTCGTCCTGTATCCTTCTTAAATTTGAAGAATGCAGATACGTCTTCAGGGAGGTCCTCGTTAGCCTGGCGTTGAGATAACATCTCGTCGACAGAGCTAAACTCTTTATTGTATCTATCCTTAATATGTGTAAGAACTATTTTTTCATCAAACTCTGGTGCTGATTGGGCGACCTCGGCTGCCGGCTCTTGCGAGGCAGCTGCCTGTTGATGTTCCTCTTCGTGCTTGGCCAGAAGCGATGCCTCTACCTCTTGCACTGATTTTTCTTCGTGCGGGACTTCCCTTACAGTTGTAAATTCCATATTATATTTAATTTGCGTACAAAGTTATGATAACATTTGATTAACTCCTAACGTGGCTCAAAAGATGATAAAGAAAACCCATCAAGTGAATCCTCGGTTGACTCAAAGTCTGTAGGAGGTAGATCCTTCTTGCGTTGCTCAATCAACTTCGATTGCTGTGTTGCCTGGATCTTTGTTCTGTTATCTTTTGCATCCTCCTTCATCTTATCACGCTTGTCCTGAAGCCCTGTCTCTGCGCCCTTTAGCTGCATATTGAACTCAAACTCTTTTGTCATTAACTGTAGCTTGAGCTCTGCCTCTGCCTTCATCTTATCCATATCAAACTGATGTTGGGACTGCATTACCTGCATCTTTACCTGAGCCTCTGCCTGTGTAGCCTGAGCCTTAGCCTGTGAAGCTGCCTGAGTTGACTGGACATTGCTCTGTGTTTGCATATCCATCTTCTGCTTCTCCTCTTCCATTCGCTGCTTGTCTCTGTCCTTACGCTTCTTCTTCAGCAACTCATTGGCCAGCTTGATGTTCTTCATCTCTCGGATATCGATAGCGTCCTCAAGATTGATCTGGCCTCCCTTGAGAGCCATCTGAATGTTCTGCTCAAGTATAGCCTTCTCCTCCTCGTCAGGTGCAACGTCGATGAATATTCCAAAGTCGTGTAGGTATAGGTGCTTGATATCCTCAAGTGTAGCCACACTGTACTTACCTATCTGCATAGATAGCTCTTCCTTGAACTCAGAGTACTCCAACACGTCTGCGATACGACACGATAACGCCTCTGCCATACGCTTGGTGATAAACAGGCTGGCCTGTAAGATATGTCTTGTGGCGGTGTTTGAATTTGCCGCAGCTAGCTTCTGAACGCCTACTAATGCGTTGGCATCAGGTGTCGATCCGTCACGAGCCTCGTTGAGACCGGTGACATCACGTATCATGCTTAAATAATGATTATACGTATTGGCTAGGCTGCCTATCTTGTCCTGACCGCTGTTAGCCGTAAGCTGTTGGATAGGTATCTTGGCGTGATTGAACTCGCCGTCCTGGGTATAGCTTCGGCCAATGACGCTACCTGTCTGGAAGTACAATCTAAGTGCATCCTCCGGGTTATATGCGGCACCTGTGCCTAGGTCTACCTCGTTGATACCGTCTGCATCCAAGAACACACCGTCCGGCACCATCTTAGACAAGACCTGCTGGAGTTTTAGGTGTGTCAATTGGATAAGATCGGCAAACGTAATCATACGTCTTACCAATGACTCTATTCCGCCCTTGTATAGTCTAGGAGCACAGAACACGTAGTTCGATAATGCATACTGAGAGGCAGACTGAGGGCGAACCATGTTCTTTGCCATCTCCCACTTCAACAGATACGAACTACCCATCACCATTACGCCTTCGTACCACACATCGATACGTCTATCTATCCTTTCAAAGTTATCGTTTTGCTCAGGGTTAAAGTTTTCGTCCTTACGGATTACCTTCTCCATCCCATTGTCTAATTTCTTTTTCTTGTAGACAAATTTCTTGTCTGTCTTATAGTTGAAGTACAGAAGTGTGACCACATCCCTTTGGAATAGATCGTTTCTGTATGTTCTCATTACGCCGTAGTAGTCATACCAAGCAGATCCAAGGTTTGATATCTCGTTTAGCTCGTCCTTTGTAAGGTCTGGCTTTATTTTATACAGCTCAGATATTGGTACTTGCTTCACCTCTCCCCAATAGAACACGTCATCGAATGTAGGCGACTCGGTGTATGAGTACACGACATTGGCCGGGTCAACATAATCAATCTTGATACCTGAGTTAGGGTAGAACATATGTCTGCACCCTCCGACACCAAGTACCGTTAGGTCATAGTCTACCTGCTTCTTTACTAGATCGTATTTGTTCTGCTGCATCACCGTATCGATGGCAACCTCCTCGGCTATCTCAATACTCGGCTTGTAGTTGAGCTGCATATACAGGTTCAACTCTTGCTTGTTCTCTGGTAATTGGTCTGGAGGTATGTCAAATGCATCTACGCCAAAGTTTTGCTTGATCGACATCAGCGCATCCTTTGCGTACATATTAGCCTCGACCATATCCTGGAAGGCGTTCTTTTTTTCTGCAGACATTATGTCTACAGCCTCTGCCTTTACCTTGTATATCCTTTCCTGCATCCCGTTAACAACGATGTCAACGAACTTAGGAATAACTGGCACAGGAGTCCAGTCTAAATTAAGGTGTGATAGGTCTCCCTGTGGGTCAAACGTAGCCTTATACTTGGCGATTGATTGCTCGCCCCTTGCGTATAGTCTAAGTCTGTGGAAATCTACCCATTGATCATAGAACCTGCAGCTGTTTCCAGAACGTCTGAACCATTCGTATTGAATACTTTGGCCTATACGAAGACCGAACTCTTGGCTAGCCTTCTCAGCATCTGACACTAATACATTAGGAAACGTGATTGGGTTTATTATTACGTTCGGCTTAATATCCTTCATTCTTTTTTATTTGGCTAACTCTACCAGAGTTGTCGTAAGTCGCAAAGTTAACGATTATTTTACTCTTTTTTACCTCGGGGACATACAGGTGGCGTTGATTTGCCATAATTGCTAACCCAGAACTTATGGAAGCATCATGCTTTGTTCTATTGTTGATATCAAACTTTGCCCAATCCTCAAGCGTTCTGATAAAGTACATCGATCCCATCTCGTCTGGATCTCGATATGTTCCTTCCATATCTAGCCCAACATACTTCTCAATATACGTCTGAATCGCATCGGCGTGAGCCTGCTTCATGTCCTCGCTGTTGTTTGGCACACCGCCTATCTCTCTTTCTGTCACAGATAGCTTTGCCAGAGGCTTATCCGGTCTGTTTGATGCAAACCTTCTGTAGCCCCTGTTCTTAAAATGATACAGCAGACGAGGCTTGTTATTCTCAGCCAGCACCGGCATCCCGTAAAAGAAACAGGCCATCAAAACATCTTCGAAAAATATCTCTGCAGTCTGAGGACGTGCAATGTACTCAAGAAAGAACTCGTGGCTAGGTGCGTGTTCCATGTGGAACTTTGTCATCCCGTGCAGAGAACCGTTTGATCCGCCACCTCCGACAACACCTGAGATATCGTATGGGTCACACCCAAACGAACCTAGGTGCTCGTTGCCTGGGTACTTTGCCCCGTTGCGCTCAATAACATTGTTTTGTAAATTAGCGTCAGGTATCCAGCTAACAAGGAACCTGCCCTTGGGATCTGGAGTCCATACAACCTTTGTATCCTTCTCGCCGTGCATCCAACTAAAGTAGCCTTTTGTGAGGTACTTACCCTTTATCAGCCCGTCGTTATAGTCAATCTGTTGGTATATCTTGGTCAGATTAAATAATGATTCCTTTGACTCGTCACGAAATGCGTGAGACTCTGTCCTTGGGTACTGCCTGTAAAACTCGTTCAGTGCGTCTGAGTCCGACTTTAATGCGGCAACCTCGTTGTTCCAGTATTCAATCACTCCTATCTTTACCTTGTCGCCCTCCATGTTCTCAACCTCGGAGCCTTCGTTCACAGTCAATATTGGGAAACCGTGCTTATCGATATAGCCCTCAAAGTTCCACTCCATAGGTATGAACAGTGAGTACAGCCCGCTCTTAGTCTGGCCGTTGGCACTTCGATTCCTTGGGTTAGAGTCCTCGTACATCTTCTTGTAGTTCGCACCACCCTTGGCCAATGCATTCGAGGTCGAGCCCATCATACACTTACCGATGATACGACTACCCAAACGTAGACAGGTCTTCCTTACACGCCATCCGTTTAATATATTCTCAGGCTTGACAATCTTACCGGCCTCATCCTCGATCAATAGCTTTAATTTTTCACCATCATAGGCGTTGTCCGACGTGCTTCTCCAGTCAATAACCGTGTCCAGTCCTGAAACGGTTGACGAGTCTACATTGTACATATTCTTCTTGGTGATCTTTGCCGCTGGCACCTTGTACGATAGCTCCGTCTTTGGCTTATCCATACCATCCTGCACCGGCTTAAAGAAGAACGGGTAGTTCTGACTTATAGGCACCACCTTGTCCGTAAACATTGACTTGGCATCCGGACCGGTCTTGGACATTATCCCTAGGTGACCGTTCTTTGTGAGGGTACCTGTGTTGACAACCTCGCACGAGGCCATATACGAGAACCCGGAACGCCTGTTCTTTAGATAGCACAGTCCAAAGCATCTATTGTCAGCCTTACAGGCCTCCCAGTAGATGAAAAATATCCTGTTAGACTCACGGAAGTCTGGCAGACCTACGTCGGTCTTGCTCCACTGCAAATACATCCAGTGCGTGCCGGTCATATAGGTAGGGGTCTTCTTGTTTACGAACCAATGCCCGTACTCCCTTCGATCAAACTGGTCTTCTATGTAGTTGACCCACTTTGACTTGAATATATTATCTCTATCGTTCCATTCGAACATTGACGATATTGCCTTTAACTCGTCTGGGTACTTCTCTACCGTCCATACTCCGCCCTTGTTCTCAACACTGTTAGGTACTTCTGGCAGGGCAATCTTTACTCCGTTGATGTTGTATATATCTCCGATCGTGCCGTCCTTAGAGATTACAACAATGTCGTACTTCTCGTTGTACCCATAGCCCCATTTCTTACCCTTATTAAAGCTAGTAACTACACTCTTTTGTATGAGATCCTTCTCTATTGTATACATTACCTTGATTTACGTTCTGCAAAGCCTTCGTTTGACTTAATGTTATCAGGTACCGATGCGGTTGACATCCTGGACTCCTCCTCCTCTATGCGCTGCAAGATGCTGAACGAGTCCTCGATAGCTATACGCTTTGCCTGTGCCGCTGACTTTAACTTATCTGCAGACAGAGAGTCCTCTGCATCGATACTGCCTATGATCTCCTCCTTGGCTACCTTGATAAGCTCCTTGATGGCGATACGCCCGGCCTTTATTATTTCCTTCTTTAAATCTTCGTTAGGCATATGTTCTTTGTAAACATTCTATAAAGTTTCTCACCCTCAATATTAAACTCGTACTCCGACTCAGGCTGGAACGACACAATGTCGCCAATCTCCATCCCCATAGCCAACATCTCGGTGTTAATGTAGGCAATCTCCCCCATAAGAGGCTCATCGGTAGGTCTGATAAAGCAATACGGGTCTGGAGCCATCCAAACATCGTCGTGCTTATACATAAAGTATTGGTCGTCAAAGATAAAGTACATATTATCCTTGAAGTACGACGGTCCGTTACGCTCACGACCTTTCATATCGTAGTACTTCCTAAATGTGTTGTGATGTACAAGGAGGGTATCTCCTGGCACTACAGGCCCCTTATAATATACAGGGACTGATATTACCTTAGCCATGCGGTTGGTGGCTGTATGGTCCTCCTGTGAAGCACTCAGGACTATCCCTGAGTCCGACACAGAGTCGTACCTGTTACCCCCTACCGGTTCGGCTATAAAGCAGAACGGTGATCTCATAATTAAAATTCTATATTGTACTCAATTGATACAGGCATAGTGTAGTTGAAAAACTTCCACGCCATTACCTCTTTAGCGGAGTTCTCTATCCATACCTTGAATCCGTCGCCGGCGTTCTCGATGTTATGAATGATGAACTGGTCTTGCATAACCTTCTGACCGACGATGTAATGCATCGCCGTCTTATAGTCAGAACCTACAGATATCTTTCTAATCACCGTTGTGAACGATTTCTCCTGTCTGCAAATTGACCGTAATCTCTCCGTACTTTTCCTTGATTTGCTTCTGCACATCGCCGTACTCGGTCTCTGCCTGATTGAAGTTGAACATCAAACGTGATCGGTCCGCCTTGCATCGCTCTTCAAAGATGATGTTTTCTGCGATGTCGTTTTTGAGGTCAAAAACTTTTTGTCTTGTGGATGCTATCTGTTCTAGCTCTTCCGTTGTTACTGTTTCCATTTTATTTTATTTTAATTGTTAATGATATTACATTAGTCCCCAGACGTTAAAATCGTTTAATTTTACTATTGTTACAGACCTATTAGTAGCTATAGTTGCACTTGATGAGGTACTTGTTGACCCCCCACGAAAATACGCATAAGGCGGAGTATTTAATGTTACAGTCCCACTAGCACCGTTGTTTAAATAATTCCATATTGTTATCCTAGACCCTTTAGGAAAGTTCACACTCCCATTATCAGGTATATTTACAGTGAAAGTAGTTGCAGTACCTGATACTATTAATATTTGACTTTTAAGAACCAATGTATAGCTAGAAACACCAGGGGCTACCGCATTTGTATCGTCTACCTCGTTATTAGAAGATATAAGTAGCTGACCAGTCGCACTAGCCATATTAATGTTAGCCCCTGGGAGTATGTTTAATTCTTTTGCAGTACCACCATTAAAGGTATACATACTGTTACCCTCTGTTGTGCCGCTGTTTGCCTTAATTACCAATGAGTTTGTAGTAGTCCCACCAGTACTTGATGGGATTGCCCAGGTTCCGTCGCCCTTTAAAAAGCTATTTAATGCCATAGTTCCATAAGGAACCAACCCCTTTGCAGATGTGGTAAATACAGGCAACATTGCAGCTACCTCTGCAGGCTGTAATTGTTGAGGAGTATCTTGTAATCCTGTATTGTTGCCAAGTATTACATCGGTATCTATTGTATTTGTTGACTTTACGTAATCGGCTACATCAGATGCTACAAAATTCTTTGTAGAATTTCCTGAGTCAGTTCCTATCCATCTGTCATTTGGAAGGACAGGGGAACTTGTTTCGTATGTGTTTATTTTAGCCATATATAAAGCAAAGATACTAAAAAAATAGAGATGTAGAGAACGAAGCTGGTCTAACCAATCCACGTATGGATTAATTACGGTAGTTTTTTTCGCCTTAGCGATAAAACCCTGTCTGCTCTGTTCTCTACATCTCCTAATATATTTTAACAATTGAACAACCTAAATTATGATTTGCTCCTCCTGTTCTATTAATCCCAGCAAAGCTAACGCATTGTTCTCCTGAATAAAGAGGCGGTTCAGGATAAAACACCGGATTAGCATACCCAACAATTACTGTTTCACTTAACGGGCCTTCAGTAATCTGACCTCTTCCGTCATTTGCAAATTTTTCCCATATTATGTACCTAAACTTAATCTTTAACGTAGTAAAAATTGAACTGTATGCAAAATTAGCCCCAAAATTAGTTTTACTAACTACACCGCTTGGGTATAATAGATTTTGATCAACTGTTGCGCCAAGGGGATTTCTATAATTTATATTATTTAATATTAACCTGTAATCTAAGTACGGTCTGATATCAATTTGCTGCCCTATACGTGTAACCTTTGTCCAGTTATGTAATTCACACGGAGTTGCTGGCGGGTTACTATTCCCTCCTGCAAGGGTTGGCATACGGTTCCAAAATCCTGGTACCTGCCAAGGCATTGGGTTTGTAGCTCCTGCTATCTTGTAATTGTTTGACACTACTACTCTTGGGAATTTAATAGGATTTTTTCTTGAGTTCTTTTTATATACAAGCATCTCGCAGTATATGTCTTTGTTATCCAAATCACTTTGTGTAAACCCGTGGCACATTACCATTGGGAAATTCACCATATCAGCCGTTTCAATTGTTGGCGTAACAATTGATCCTGCGGACCTGTCAAGATACGGTAAATCATATCTAGTTACTAATGTATCATATAATTTCGCACTGTTTTCGTAAATCTGAGATACTATAAGCACCTTTGGGACGGGCAATATAGTAGGAGTATTCAAAAGATTGGCAATGTCAGATATTCTGAAATTCTTTGTGGCGTCACCATTTGGCACGTCTGTCCCTATCAAGATGTCGTCCGGAGAGGGCATCGCAACTGGGTATGTGTTTATTCTAGCCATATTGCAAAGGTAATGAATTATTGTTTACTTAATATTTTATAACACCAATTTTATTTAATACAAAATCAATAGCTACATTGTCATCAGAACCCCAAGTTTGTAAATCAGTGTCAGCCATAATGACTGTTCCTGATGTAATTATTTTACCTTCTAATGGAGGTACAGAAGATGTTAAATTTATGTCTTCATAAATAACCCAATTAAATGAAACGCTATTTGACCCTAAAATAAAAGAATCTGCTGAAATTTTAATGTAATTCCCAACCCCCTTTGTAGGGAAGTTTATAGGCTTAATTTGTGTGTATATATTCATTTTTTTACCAAGTTGTTATTTCTGTTGCTAAAATCATTGTTGCGACTAATGTTGCGTGACCCCATACTCCTTGAGTAACACCACTTGTCTGAAGCCCCCATAATTCTACATAATCATTCAAATTTAAAGTCAAATCAGTTGTAGCAAATGGAGTTGCATAACTTCCAATTAATGCCGAACAATCTGAATTGCACACCGAACTTGCATTTACTCTAAGTTGAGTTAATGCTCTCGGTGAATTTACTGAAAAATTATTATATGATACAGCACCTTTTAAAGAATAAATTCCTGTTCTTTTTATGTCAATTCTTCTACTTCCAGCATTTGCCATAAATCCAGTGTTATTTACTTTTATTCCTGTAATAGGGACTTTTGTATCTGTATTATTTAAAAATAATGTTGTATTTACCGATGTTTGATACATTTGACAAGTCATTGGGATACTAACCCCTGCCATTTTTTTCCATCCCGTACCATAGCAATACAAAATAGCAGTTTCTCCTTTCCACATAATACGAGTATTCACCCCATCAATCAACTCACTTGCGTTACCTTTTATTGTAAACAATCTACTTGCCCCTACATCTATTCTTATTCCAATAAACTTCCCTGTATTCGTACTTGCAGCAGGTAATGTAACTATGTAATCAGCAGTTGTTCCGCTTATTAAATGTTGTCGATTAATTGTAGCGGTAGCAGTTGTGGTAATTGCTATTTCAGCCCCTGTTAATGCACTAAGGTAATCACTTGCTCCCCCACCTCCTGCCGGAACTGCCCATGTACCATCTGCTCTAAGAAAGTTTGTATTTGCTACACCATTACTTCCAGGGACTAACCCTTTAGTGGTAGCTGCTGTAGAAAATAAATTAAGCATTGCAGTGGCTTCAGTAACTGTTAAATCTTCAACATTACCAGCTCCAGCTGTAGTCCTACCTTTAAAGGTAGCTGTTGCAACTTGAGCTAACATTGTATTAAGTACTTTGTTTGCCCCTATTGTAGTTGTTATTACAGTAGACCCTGTCCCAGATACATCTCCACTTAATGTAATAGATTGGTTGCCTGTTATATATGTATTAGTATCAAGAGCAAATGCACCTGTTCCTGTCATTTTTACAAATGAAGTTGAAGCATATGATAATCCTGATAATGAAGTAAGATTAGTAGCTAAAGGTTGTCCACCTAATCCTGCTAAAGTATATGCAGGGACATTTAATACTCCTGATAATAATGTTGAAGATCCTGAAGATCCTGTTGTAGTTAAAGATGTAAATGTTGCAGCTGAAGGTGTAGGTATATTTAATACATTACTTGTTAAAGTAGCAGGACCTGATCCTGTTGTTGTTAAACTTGTTATTCTGTTTGTATAAGCAGTATCCCAATTAGTACTATTATTTGTAATTGATGTACCCCAAGCAGTACCTGTTGATACAGCTATACCTGCGCCTGGATATACCATTCCGTTATATTCAGGAATGTTTAAAACACCTGTTACAGAACTATATGTAGCTGCACCGCTTGTTCCCGTAGTTGTTAAAGTAATGGCTGCACGAGCTAAAGCATCCGTATATTGAGTAATGGTAGAACTTATAACACCTGTTGTGTTGTTATAACTAATTCCTGTGCTTCCACTTAAAGAAGCTAAAGTAATAAAGTTAGAACCATTAGTAATTTGATTGTTGTTAGTTGGTATAGTAATAACTCCTGTTGTAGAATTATATGCTCCAGAACCTGCAACAAATGAATTAGATGATCTTGCTCTTACATCTGTGTAATATAAGTTAGTACTTTCTGTTACTTGTGAAGTTGTATAATCTCCGCTAGCTGAAACTACTGCACCAGTCCTTCCAAATACACTAGAAACACCTGAAACAATTGAACCTATATTTCCATTAAGTTTTTGTATTGCAGTTAAAATAGTATCAGTTGCTGATATTGTTCCTGGACCACTTACATAACCAGTTAAAATAGCAGAAATTGCTCTAACATTAGTAAAATATAAATTAGAACCTTCAGCAATGTTTGAAGTTGTTAAACTTACAGCACCTGTAAGACCATTTACAGAAACTACTGCATCAGTATTGTCTACTTTTTGCCATACACCACCATTAAATATTGCCCAATCTCCAATGTTCCAATCAGTAATCCCATTTAAGTTAGTAGAACCTGCAACATTTGCAATATAATAATATCCTGGAGTTCCAACACTACTTGTTAATAGAGGTGTATTAGTTAAAGCATTCCAAGTACCTTGATAAGTTGAACCACCAATTAAACCATTAATTTGATTTTGGACTTTACCAAAGGCAATTAAGATAGAATCAGTAGCTGAAATAGTTCCTCCTGTAATATTAACTCCTGTTAAAACTTTTCCTATTACTGCTGAATTTACTAAAGATGGATTTGCATAAGTTCCACTTAATTCACCTCCTGCTGTAATACCTGATATGGTTGTTAAATAAGTTGAGCTATCATAACTTATTGCAGTTCCTGATATCTTAACAAACCCAGTTCCGCTTAATGCAGCTTGCTTACCGTTAAACGTAGTCCAGTCTGTTGATGATAAATATCCATTTACAGAAGACGTAGCCGCAGGAATGCTTATAGTATTAGCCGTCCTAGACAAAGGAGCTGAAAATGTTAATGCAGACTCCTTACTATTAAACGTAGTCCAATCAGCTGTACTTAATGCTCCTCTTTTGGTAGCAGAAGCTGTAGGTAAGTTAAATGTGTGTGTAAAGCCTGTGGAACTGATTGCAAAGTCAGTCCCGCTTGTCCCAGTAGAAAAATATTGAACTTGCTCAGTCAGCCCATTTAATGCCGTTAACCCAGTTGTAAATGTGGTAATAACTTGGCATAAGTGACTATTTTCTGTATGTAACGTTATTGTTCTTCCGCTGTTATTTACCCACACCCTTACTGCAAGTCTATCTGTTGCAGCAAGAACAGTACTTGGTACTGCTAATGCAGTTATATATAAATCAATAGCCGTTCCATTTGTAATACCTTCAGGATTTGCAGAGCTTGATGCAATTGATGTTAAAGTAGTCCCGTCCCATTTATATAATTCTACATAAAATGAAGGGGTTCCACCACCACTTGAAGCAGAAAAGTACATTTCAAAGTTCCAATTCCCTGACGGAATTGTTAATTGATTTGGGTCATTAGCATCAGTTATAAAAGACTGAATATAACCGTTAGTACTAATGGGAAAATCAGTTCCTGTTCCAATGATTGGCGTTTTGTTAATCTCACGCATTGAAACACCCCCAAAAGTACCCTGAGTTACAGACCCATTTAGATAATAGTTAACTGATGCTCCGCCACCTCCAGGGCTATATGCCGCTAAAGTGCCATCTCCTCTAATATATTGAGAGGAAGTACCTGCACCTGTTACTGAAAATGTCCCTGATGTTGTAATAGTACTTGGGGTAACACTAAATGCTGAAGGGACTGTCATCCCTACAGACGTAACTGCAGATGTTATATACGATGGAGTAAAATACTCTAATGCAGTTGCACCTGAGTTTACTCTAATTAATTGATTAGATGTGCCTAAAGTTGCTAACCCAGTGCCCCCTCTAGATGTGCTTAATTGCCCTGTCCATCCTAATGTTAAAGACGTGGCAGCTAGTAAAGATGTAGTCGGAGTGCCACCTAGAGTTAGGGTAACATTTGTATCATCAATCTTAGTTAAAGCGGCAGGCGATAAAGTAAGCCCGCTGTCCCTTATAAGTTTACCCGTAGTTCCGTCAAAGAAAACAACACGATTATCCACAGAAGATGAAGGCCCAACAACATCCCCAGTTCCTCCACCTACAGGGTTACCGCCTGGGGTAGCCCCGTCACCTATATATAGGAGCTCGGTGTCGGTAGTCCATAATGGTTCTCCCGGCTCAGGTGTAATAGTTGTCCTATCTGCGTTAAGTCCTCTTCTTAATCTTATAGCCATTTACACGAATGATCCTGCGTCTATTAACACAGAGTTTGTAGGTACTAAAAAAGTCCCTCCGTCGATAAGCACATTGCTATTCGTTGAGGAACCGGTTATATCGATGTCTTCGCATCCGTCTCCGCAGTTAACCAAGCTCTGCCCGTTGATTGTCTTCAGGTTGATGTTTTTAGGCACCTTGAGTTTATTGATTACTGAAAGATTTACGAATGTGTCCACACCGCAAAGATACAAATATTACTGCTCAGTAGGTGATGCCGGTAAATCTTTTGAAGGCCTAGACGCAAATCGCTCTGCTACCGTGCCGCCTATGGCGACTATGCATATTATTTCAAGGCTGCCAGAAAGCGTTGGGTCAACTATCGGTGACATCAAAAACTTTATGCACATACAAATGGTACATATGTACCCTATAATCCTCTTGTGAGAAACCTTCCCTTGCTCGCTAAATACCATCTTCCTACGATAAAAATTATTATTAATACGTTGATTCCAAGCAAGTACCAGCACCATTTAGGCACCCTGTTCTTGACAATCTCCTTATACTCAACATGGGACACGATCTTTTCGTGCACCATCTCTTGCTTTGATGTTGTGTCTGCGTCCTTTTTTACTATCGTCTTTATCTTGCCGTGGTCGTTGAATACATTGACCATAACCCCGTCGGCCTTAATGGTCTGATTGAAAGCCTTTAGTATACCTGCACTGTCGCAAGGACTGTCAACGTATGACGTATCGTGAAACTCCTTGCTTATGATCCTATCACGCATAAACGTGTCCTTCACAATCATAGTGTCGTGAACGTATTCTTTGTATGATGCTACCTTTCGTAGTTTACAACTAAACAAAAGCGGCACCAGTGCCAGGATGATTATCGTCTTTTTCATTTCTTTCTTTTATCATTATCACCCACTTATGGATAGAGTACCCTATAGTGATTATCAATAATATTATCTTCAATACAGTGTCAATATCTGTCATACCTATAGCTGCCATTGCTGCGTTTAATACCCACAGCAATAAATAATCGTGATGATTCTCAATGTTTACCATACTCCAAAATATGTTGCGTCTGCCGCTGTCCCTGTTACTGTTAACCAAACCCTTATCACATGAACAGGGAATATATATGACCCTGCAGATATGCCAACATTTATATCATCACCACCTGCCGTGGTAATTTTCATTATTCCCCCTGTCGTGCAATTTATATATAACTGACAAGGCTGAGTAGGTATAGCATTGTTAGACGTAGTCCCACTCCCTGTTGTTGCAAGTGTATATGTAGATCCGCTTATATACGTTCCATCGGTATACCCAGAGCCTCCAGCGGTAACAGTAATTCCTATTGAGCTATCAGGGGCAATATATGGTGCCAATGTAGCAGAGGTACCAGGAGATCCTGTAATAGAAAATGCAAGAGTACCCAACGCAGTATACCCAGCTCCATTTGTTGCTAATGTAACTGACTGAACAGCTCCACCGGATACTACTATTGTAGCCCCTGTAACTGATATTGAAGTTTTTGGTCTTGCAGGGTTAGGGATGTTTTCTGTATTGCTTTGAGTGATAGACAGCATCCTGCTGCAGTTATTTAATTTTTGATATGCCATATTGCAAAGATATTATTTTTTCTTTGAACCACGTGCACGACGGTCGCCGGCAGAGTCATTTTTACTGCCACGATTAGCCGAAGCCTTC